ATCGGAGGGCTCAATCTTTAAATTTAGCAAATACTCAAGTAGCTGCACTCGATATTCAAGCTAAAGATCCAAATGCAAATATGGTAGCTCTAAATGCACAACGTGAACAAATCATGAAGGAACACTTTGAGCGTTTGAAATTGATTGAATCTACTTATCAAAATGATTCAATGAATCTCCAGTTGGGTTATGGAGCTAGTGTCACAGGGGCATTGGCTGGCATGTTTAAAAATATGCTTGGTGAGTCATCAAGTGCATACCGCATTCTTTATGAAAGTCAGCGGGCATTCGCATTGGCGCAGGCTGGAATGAACATGTGGAAAGCTGCTTCAGATGCTTACGCAAATGAGCCAGGTACTTGGTACCAAAAAGCGGCAGCAGCAGCGATCGCGACAATTAAATCAGGTACATTTGTATCTCTCATCCAAGCTGCAACCCCGCAAGGATTTGCGGATGGTGGTTATACAGGTAACGGCCTAAAACACACTCCAGCAGGGATTGTGCATAAAGGCGAAGTCGTATGGTCGCAAGAAGATATCAAACGCTGGGGTGGTGTTAGCGTTGTTGAAAGCATGCGTCAAAGTAAACCAAGTGGTTATGCTAACGGTGGCTATGTATCAAACAATCAAACGGATGCAGTTGCAACAGTTAGAGAGCATAGGCAATTCGAAGCTATTAACACCGGAAGAACTGAGAAATCTCAACCTACTGTTACCATTATCAATAAAACATCAGAAAAAGTGGAAGCTACATCTGGATGGGATGGTAAGGAGTTAACAGTTATCTTAAAAGAGTATCAGAAACAGAATGAGGAAATGGTAGATGCTAAGATTGAAAAAAGATTTAGAATGTCTAAACGACAAGGGTGGTAGGTTTAAAAAAGAAGCTTTGAAAGGTTTCTTTTTTTATTTGAAGCTAGAACTTTAACGGTTCGGAAGAAATCTACTCTATTGTAGGTGGTTGCGTAAATTGTTCTTCTTAATATATTTAAGATTGATAGTTAATTAACCACTTGTTAAATTACCTCTAGAGATAGGGGTAATTTCATGAAAAAGATTATTTTATTGGGTTTTGTTTCAATTCTTGGAGGGTGTTCAGTTGCACCAATTCAATTGCCAAATAATGTATCAACTATAAGTGCTAGCTCAGCGGGGGATACATACATTGATAAAATTGATTATTCTTTTAATTCAACGAGTAAATCATTCTCAAAATTGAAACTATGTGCTGCAGAAACTTTCCAAAATGATGACATTGTTCTACATGACCAAGCTGGTAGTTTCATAGGGGCATATACGGGTAGATATTATGAAAATAATAATACACAAGTTCATCAAGGGAAGTCTGTTTTTAAATTTCTAGATGAAACTGAAAAAACATTTATTGCAAATGGCAATGTAAAAACAAAGGGGCAGCAAGTAGGCCTTATTACAGATTTTGTTAAATATGATGCAAAAATTGCTCTTAAAGAAAATAAAGTTCAATTTGTAATGAGCAATATTTTGAGAGCTCAACAAAATACAGGTACATCAAGTAACAATGGTTTTAGGCAGGTTGGGACATGGGCTGGAGCACGTGCACCTGGTGTTATTGAAGCATTAGATGGAATAGCTCATAAATATCAAAATTGCGTTCAAACTAATTAAACAAGTAGGAAATAAAAACCCCGCTCTTGGCGGGGTTTTGTTTTATAAGGAGGAAATATGAAAGCAATTCAATTTAAGAAAACAGGCCAATACACCGGTAATCATGATGAAGTAACACGTTTACTGGGCGGCACAGTAACCTATGTTGGTCAACGTGGAAGAGAGGCAAATAAGACTTATGAACGAGATGGGGAAACTTTCCCTATCCAATTCGATGATTGGCTTGTAGATATTGAAGGTGTGGTTCTTGTTTTGAGCGAGAAGCAATATCAAGCGCTTAATTCAGTAGCTTATAAACCTATAGGTTTGGGTGAAGCAATTGGTCGGCATGTCAATGAGTACTTAAGTCAACAACAGCGACAAGGCGGTTTATTATCAAAGTAACCCACTCGAATGAGTGGGTTTTTAATTCCAAAACAAAACCCCGATGTTGACGCATCGGGGTTTTTGCATTTCCACCAACCGACGAAAGTAAGAGGAAAATAAATCTATATGGAAGATTTTATCAAATTAATTAACTGGTGTCTAAAGGAAATGAATGAAATGAAAGCATGGCGCTTTGTTGCGATCCTTATCACTTTGATTATCTGTACATATCTTTGGAAAATGTAATGAAACTAAATATTTAAACCGACCCATTTAGAGGTCGGTTTTTTTATGGATTCAATTTATGAGCAACCTTAAATTCACTTTCGAATGCGACTTAGACGGAAATAGTAATACTCAGCGCTTTAATACGTTATCAAGCAAATTTGGCGATGGGTATGAACAAAACATCTCAGTTGGTATTAATAACCGATCTGGTGAATGGACTTATCAAAGAACGGCTTATAAAGCCGAAATTATGCAAATCAAAGCATTCTTTGATGACCATAAAGGTGCTGACTCGTTTCTTTGGGATTCGCCTTTAGATGGTGAGGTTCGAGTTAAAACAGGTGAATATCAACCCCGTTGTTTAGGCGGTGATGTTTGGCAAATCTCCACCACCTTCACCCAAGTTTTTTACCCTTAATTTAAACCCCTTTAAAGCCCCTATTTAGGGGCTTTTTTTATGCGAGTAAGAAAATGACGATTCAAACTGTTAATCTTGGTTCAGCTCCGACTGGCGCAGGCGGCGACACATTTCGCTCAACTGGCGCAAAAATGAATGAAAACTTTACGAACTGGACACATGCAGCTAGTCGTTATGTAGGTACTGCTGCTGGGAATGTGATGGAAGTTGGTGCTTTTGGAGTTGGAAAGTCAATTCTATTAGGTAGTCAAAAATTATCAACATTGAGAGGAGGTGGTAATGCCTTTTATTGGCAAAATAATGGTAATAATATTTCAAGTGCTGGAGACTATCCAGACAACGATTCTCAGGCAATTATTAATTTAGATATTAACGATTCAACTGATGCTTGTGCACAATTAAGCATAACACATAACTCCGAAATGTATGTCAGGTCTATAAACTGGAATGTAAATACGTTTCAGCCGTGGCGTAAAATTTTGTCGTCAAAAAATACAACAGTGGATGCAAATGGTTTCATCAAGTCAGCATCTCCGATTGTTAAGCTATTTGCAGATAAAATTGAACCTAACGATGAAGCCGCTGAACAACCTCTTGCTTTTGAGAAGTTGGGTATTGGTCATTATTTAGTTAAAGGTTCTTCTGGATTCGCTAAAGAAGGCTGGTGGATTGAAATTCCTACAGACACTCATGGCAATAAGATTTGTGCAGTTGAATATCAGACATTGGAAAATGGTGATCTTGAAATTAAGACATTCAAGAAAAAGCTAAATGATGAGGGCGATATTGTTGCGAATCTCGATGCACCAATTGATATCCCAAATAACGCAAACGGTGAGCCGCGCTGGATTGATATTCGTTTAAACAGTATCAAGAAGACAATCGTCAGAAAAATTCCACGTACTGAAAAACAACCGCGTATGGTCCAGCAAGTAAAATATGCACCGCAATTGACCTATATCACTAAATACGAAGATTTATTTGATGATGAAGGAAAAGCTGTAATTGTGGATGGCAAGAATTATAAAAAGCCAGTAACTCACATTCAAACTGATCAAAACGGTACGCCTATTTTGTCGAATCAACCAGTCATTAATGAAAATGGTGAGCCAGTTTTTGAATGGGTTCAAGCAGTTGATAGTGATGGAAATCCAATCTATGACGAGGTGCCAGTCTTAGACAAAGATGGAAATCCAATCTATGACGAGGTGACTTATGACCCTGAATAGTGATTTCCAGAAGCTGTATGTTGATGGATTAATTCATTTGTATGAACTAGATGCCAGCAGCTTAGGTGCTGGCATCTTGCGTTTTCACGGGCATATTTCTTTTCAAGATTGGGAAAAAATTTACTCATCCATTGGATCTGAAGGATTGATCGGTGCCGACTCTGGCAGCATTGGAAAGATTTTTGATACCGGTGATCAAAAAGTTTGGAACCGCAATATTATCTGGCAAGGTCAGGTTTTTGAGCCAATGGCACTCGAAGTAAGTGGCCTTGAAATGAGTTCAACTGGTAAAGCTTCAGCGCCAACTTTAACAATGGCAAATAACATTAACGGCATTCAACATGCTGTTTCTGCTTATTGTCTGCAATTTAAAGATTTTGCAGGTGCAAAGCTAAAAGTTATTACTACTTTGGCTAAATATCTAGATGCCGAAAACTTCACAGCAGGCAATCCTTCAGCATCGAATGAGTCTAAAGAACAAACTTGGTTTATAGAGCAGAAAACATCGGAAAATGCCCAGCAGGTTACTTTTGAACTTTCAAATCCAATTGATTTTGAAGGTTTGAAAATTCCTGTACGTCAAATTACTTCTTATTGTAGTTGGGAATATCGCGGGGAAGAGTGTGGTTACACTGGGGCCGCAATGTTTACTGAGAAAGATGAGCCTACAGACAATCCTGCTTTAGATCGTTGCTCGTACAGATTATCTGGTTGTGAATGTCGATCTGGTAAAAACAAGCCTTTACCTTTTGGCGGGTTTCCAGCTTCAAGCATGTTGTGAGGTTTTATGAATATCTTACTTGGAATAATTTATGGGATGGTAGGGACGCTAATCATTCATTTTCTAAGCTATGCGGTTCACTTTGTCATTCTAAGATTAAGAAAGATTAAAGAGAAAAAAGCTTATTTAATTAAATTTAGCTGCCCTTGTGGTGGGTTTTTTGAACCAACAGGTAAAGTATATCTTACTTATCCAACTCAAAAGCAGCGGAAGTGCACAAAATGTGGAAACTGTAAGGGGTTTTTCTAAATGAAGCTTACAGCAAAACTTAAAAAAGCAATCATGGCCCATGCGGATGAATGCTATCCACACGAGTGCTGTGGGGTGATTATTGATAAGCAATATATTCCTTGTCGCAATATTTCTAAAAACTCTGATCAATTCGAAATCCATCCAGAAGATTTAGCTATAGCAGAAGACCAGGGCGAGATATTAGCGTATGTGCATTCACACCCTGACGGAACTACAAGAGCCTCAGAACTAGACTTAATTCAAATTGAATTACATCAAAAGCCGTGGGTAATTTGTTCGTATCCGGATCTTGATTTTCAAGTCTACGAGCCTTGCGGTTATCGCGCCCCCTTAGTGGGGCGTAATTATTTTCATGGCTGGCAAGATTGCTATGCGCTTGTACGTGATTTTTATAGTCGTGAATTAGGTATAGAGCTTATGGATTTTAAGCGGGATGATGCATGGTGGGAAGATAAAGACCATCCATCACTTTACCTTGAAAATTACGAAAAAGCAGGTTTCTTTGAAGTTGGTAAACCAGAATATGGCGATATGTTGGTTTGTCGGGTTGGACGTACAGAACATCCAAATCATGCAGTTATATGGTTGGGTAATAATGGGCAGCTTAAATCGGAACAAACTGAGCATTGCATCGGTTCAAGTTTAATCCTTCATCATCCGTATAACCGTAAATCTGTGCGGGAAATATATGGTCAGCAATGGCATGAGCGCACGATAAAAATCTTGAGGCATAGAGATGTTAAAAACAATTAAGTTGTACGGCATTCTAGGGCAAAAGTTTGGTCGTGAATTTAAGCTCGATGTCGCAAATACGCGTGAAGCCATGCGTGCATTATCTGTTCAGATCGCTGGCTTTGAACACTTTATGTTGCATGCACATGAGCAGGGCCTACGCTTTGCCGTGTTTCTAAAAGGAAAGAACTCGAGTAATAAGCGAGGCAAGAAACGTCCAGCAATTTACGATCATGAAACAAAGCGCTTAATCACTGGTGACAATATTGGTGAAGAGCAGCTAGACATGAATACTTATACAGACACTATTCATATCGTCCCGCGTGTAATGGGAGCTGGTGGTAATAGTGGAGTCTTACAATTAGTTCTTGGAGTAGTTCTGATTGTTGCAGGTGTGATGACTGGCGGTACGTCTTCAGCTTACGGTGTTGCATTAATTGGCGCTGGTGCAGGCATGGCTATGGGAGGTGTTGCTTCTATGCTCATGCCGAAAGCCCAAACTACTCAAAATCAAAATCAAGACGGGAACCGGGCAAACTTTGGTTTTGGTAGTGCGGTTACAACAGCCGCTCAAGGTTATCCAGTACCGATTCTCTATGGTAGACGTGAAGTCGGCGGCTTCGTTTTAAGTGCTGGTCAATATCCAGAAGATCAGATGTAATTTTTAAGTTAGTTATAGGCGCTTTTTGGCGCCTTTTTTATTGCGTGGGATTTGATATGACAGCGATGGTAAAAGGCGCAAAAAAGGGAAGTCAGCAACCAAGACAACCAGTAGTTGCACCGGACTCCGCACAATCTAAAACTTATATAAAAGAGTTGATTGGTCTAGCGGAGGGTGAGGTCGAAGGATTAGCAAACGGCTATCAATCAATTTTGCTTGAAGATACTCCGTTGCAAGATGAAAACGGCAACAAGAACTTTGAAAACGTTACTGTTAATTTTAGATCCGGAACAAACGATCAAGAATACATTGAAGGCTTCCCGGCAGTTGAAAATGAAATCCCGATTGACGTAGAGCTTAAATCATCTACACCTTGGGTGCGCTCTTTTAACAACCTAGATCTTGATGCAGTACGCTTACGTTTACGTTGGGGGCCACTACGCAACCAAGACCCAACAACGGGTGATGTTACTGGCTATACCATTGAATACGCGGTGGACTTGCAAACTGATGGCGGAGCATGGTCAGAAGTATTAAGAGCAAAAATTTCAGATAAAACATCTGATAATTATGAGCGTCCACATCGTATTGACTTACCCAAAGCCGATTCAGGCTGGCTCGTTCGTGTTCGCCGAATTACTCCCAACTCAACATCCGAATATATCAGCGACAAAATGTATGTTAAGGCTGTCACTGAAGTTATAGACGCTAAATTACGCTATCCAAATACAGCATTAGTTTCACTGCAATACGATGCTGAAACATTCGGTGGATCAGTCGCAAAATTAGCGGTTGATTTGAAGGGTGTAAAAATCAAAGTCCCAACGAACTACAACCCTGAAACCCGCGAATATGTTGGCATGTGGGATGGTACTTTTAAACGCGCATATTCAAACAACCCGGCTTGGATTTACTATGATCTTTGCACATCTAAGCGGTATGGAATTGGTGAGCGAATTACAGATGGAATGCTTGATAAATGGTCTTTATACCGTTTAGCCCAATACTGTGATGAGTTGGTACCAGACGGGTTGGGCGGTCAAGAACCACGTTTCACATGTAACATTTATCTTCAGAGCGCTGAAGATGCTTATAGCATTCTTACAAAATTAGCTGGTGTTTTTCGAGCTATTACTTATTGGGATGGGGATAGCATTGTTTGTGATGCTGATATTCCACAAGATACCTATTTCACTTATACGCGTGCCAATATTATCGGGGAGCCGGATCATAATGGTACACGCGCCCGTGATAGACATAATGCAGTAAAAGTAGCTTGGGATAACCCAGCCAATCACTATAAGACTGAATATGAATTTGTGCGTGATGAAAAAGCTATTTCTGAAATGAAACAGGTGCGCTTACTCGAGCTTGATGCTTGGGGCTGTACATCGCGTGGGCAAGCACAACGAGCAGGCCTGTGGGCTTTAAAGTCTGAACAACTTGAAACACGTACTGTGACTTTTAAAGTTGGATTAGACGGCCATATTCCTTTGCCAGGTAAAGTGATTGAATTTGCGGATCCTATTTTTGCTGGAAGAGCAAACGGTGGTCGCATTTCAGCAATTTCAGCAGATCGAAAAAGCATTACTCTTGACCGTGATGATGTGGTCGCAGTAGCGGGTGATAGACTCATCATTAATGGAGAAAACGGGAAAGCTCAAACTCGTATTGTCCAAGCAATTACAGGCCGCGTCATAACTGTTTCTGTAGCTTTTGATGAAATTGCACCTCAAAACGTATGGGTTATTGATGCTCAAGATTTGGCAACGCTTAAATTTAGGGTTTTGTCAGTAGTTCAAAGTGATTCACATCAATTTACTATTACAGCGCTTGAGTACAATCCGAAAAAGTTTGATGCAATTGATCATGGCGCTCATTATATCGATGTGCCAATTTCAATTGTTAATCCCAATATTCAAGAACCAGTTTCAAATATTGTTATTACAAGCGAAGATCGGGTGGATCAAGGTATTAATGTTGCCACCATGGTTGTGTCTTGGACGCAAGCAAAAGGTGCGGTTAAGTATCTGGTTGAATGGCGGAAAGATGATGGTAGCTGGATTAAGCTGCCAGTTACCGGCAATAACTCAATTGAGTTGCCGGGTATTTATGCTGGCAACTATCAAGCAAAAGTTACAGCGGTTAATGCTTCGGATATTTCCTCTTTACCAACTTATTCAGTTGTCACTAAGCTTAATGGCAAGCAAGGTTTGCCACCAGCTTTAGCATTCATCCAAGCAACAGGTATTTTGTTTGGTATGCGCCTAAATTGGGGTTTTCCTGCAACTGGCGCACTTGATACGGCTTATACCGAGATTCAAGTTTCACCGGATGGTACCAGCAACATTGCTCAATTGGGTTTATTTGCTTATCCAACGACAACACATACTTTGCAAGGTTTACAACCTAACTTAACTCAATTCTATCGTGGCCGTTTGATTGATAGAATCGGAAATATTGGGCCATGGTCGGATTGGACTCATGCGACAACTTCTGCCGATGCAACAGATGTTCTTGAGCTCTTGAACGATCAAATCAGTGAAACACAACTTAGTCAGGATCTTAAAACCAAGATTGATCATATTGAGACTATTGATGCTGAAATAGGTCCACTTAAGCAAGATATTCAGAATACGAAAGATCGGATTGCACAAGAAGTCATTGATCGTCAAAACGCTATTCAGCAAGCTTCAGATGGCCTTTCACAGCAAATTATTGATGGTGATGAAAGTGTTCTTGAAGTTGTAGAAACGGTCAAGAAATCAAGTGATGATGGTCTTGCGGCGGTTCAGGAAGATATTCGTGTTGTTGCAGATGATCTTTCATTAGTTGCTGAAAAAACAGATGGTGTGTATGCACAACTGAATCCTGCATTGATTGGCTCTGAATCAGATCTAATTGGTAACGATCAAGGTTTTGCTGGCACATGGTCTGAACAGTCAGCGCGTATCGAAGGTGATTTGGCACTTAGTAAGCGCATTGATACAACAGCAGTTGAGTTAAATAACTTACAGGCTTATGCACAGCAAGAGGTTCAAGCGCGTATAGAGGGTGACAAGGTAACAGTTCAAAAGATTGATACTTATATTGCTAGCAATGATAGTGCTTTAGCCACGGTACGCCAATCTGCACAAGTCGCGGTAGATCAGTCTTCGGCAAATGCTGAAGCAATTGATTCTATTAATCTTGAGCTTGACGATAAAGCTTCAACCGGAGCACTTGATCAAGTTAAGTCTGATATCCAACAAGTTGATAACAAACTTACCTTGCAAACTACTAAGTTAGATGGTGTTTATGCACAAATTAATCCACCACTCATTGGTTCTGAATCAGATTTGGTAGGTAGTGAAGGCGGTTATGCAGGCACATGGTCTGAACAGTCAGCGCGTATCGAAGGTGATTTGGCTCAATCCAAACGCACAGATCAAGTGTCTGCACAAATGAATGACAGCAATGCTTTGTTTCAGCAACAAATCAATGCGAATGCTAGTGCTATTTCTTCAACGATAAAAGTAACGGAAACGTTGCAAACTAAAGTCGGTGAGAATAGTGCGTCTATTCAAAATGTCAGTGAAAGTGTAGATGGCATCTATGCTCAGCAGTTTACTAAGTTCGATGTAAATGGCCATGTTTCTGGTCATGGTTCAATGAATGATGGTACGACTTCAACTTTCATATTCAATTATGATGCAATTCAGTTTAGTACGCCTGTCGGTGTTGATGGTGTAGAACCTAAACCATTAATGACCCTGCAAAACACGCCTGTGACTTTGCCTAATGGCACAGTTATTCCGCGTGGCTTATATGTCGATAATGGTAGTTTTGGATATATCAATGCCAATCGAATCTGGGCTGAAAACTTAAGCGCT